GCTTCTTTATCAAACCAATCACAATTCATGTATTTTTGAGATTGTGGAAATTCAACCAATATAAATTCATTCATGATTTTATTTTTTAATTCTCTTAATTGTTTTCTTTGCTTTGCATGGTGCAAAATGTTTTTTTCTAATCTATGCATGGTTTTTAAATTTTTTAATAAGGTTATGTTTTTTTAAACTTTTATATCTATTTGCTCTATAAATTATTTCACTTTCTGATAATTCAAATTCAAAAGCACCTTGATTGTAATAAATAGTCCCATTAACTAAATTAGCGGGAATATTATGTAATTTAAACCACTCATGAGCTAATTTTAAATTTTGTGTTTCCATATTATATTTTTTTTGTTAAACATTGGGAAGTTAAGTAATTATTTCCACATGACCAAATGTCATTAGTAAAAAGATTTATTTATATTTAAAAGTTAAAACCCCTCACAAAAATTGCAAGGGGTAAAAACCAAACACAGAAAAAATACTATTGAATTTATATATATTGAATTTAGTCCTCTATTAAATTTATTTGTATTGAATTGCCATTACGACAAGCAGACACTTCAAAATCTAAGTGGTGCATTGAATTGTCATTCGGATTCCAAACAAACATTCTATCTCTTGCCATACCAATTAAATCTATTAAATCATCATTTGACAAGGTACTATATAATTCACAAAGGGCTTGATGTCTTGTTTTTGTTTCTTCTTTTGTTTTCATTGTATTAAATTTCTAATTTGTTTGTTCTTAGCTTATAATTATATACATCTAATATTTCTTGAATAATATCATATTCATTATTATAAATATATATTTTCTTTACACTTTTACAATTTTTGATTAATCTATCAATATCAAAGTGTTCATTTTTGAACATTATCTTTTTTAATGCTCTTACAAATTTAGTGGACATAGCATTTTTACCAATTACATCTCTTAAATTTTGGCAATTTTCTAAAACCATTTCTCCTAAATCCTCATTGAGTTCATAAATACCCTTTTTAATAAGCGAGGTTGAACCTTTATTTAGTTTTGAATTGAAAGCATCAGTAATTCCAGAAAGTGTAAAATCATCAATAAAATCATCAATAATTTCCAATAATCTTTTATATTCTAAATTACCTTTTACTGCATAAGATTTAATATGATTAATCACTTTCCAACCTTGTTGATTTGTATTAATATCAACAACACAATCTTTATTGACATTATTGTTTATAACATAAAATACAGGTTTCTGTAATTGAATTAATGCTTCTAATCTATGTTGCCCATCAATAACATAATTATCATTAGTTACAATTATTGGAACAACTAATCCAAATTTATTAATTGACTTACAAAGCAAATCAACATGCTTTTTATCAACATCTCTGTTGAATGGCAAATACTTAAATAAGCCATAATTTTTAGTTTCAAATATTTCAAACTTTTTCATTGTTTTCTTATTAAATTCATATATTCGATATTTCGATTTCTACTATATTGTTTTATAGTCCACTCAACACTTCTATCCGTATTGAATTCTTTGATATACTCCTCACTATTGAATTCTTTGATAAGGAAAGTATATTTATGTATTTTGCTTTCTGTACTCATGTTCTAAGTTAGCATGGTAAACATCAAGTTTAGCTTCTAATTCTTGAATTCGTTTTTCATATTCCACATTCTTTTCTGTGGCATTATGAAGTAATTGTCTAAGGTGGTTTATTTCCACTCTTACAATATCAGGAGTTCGTGTCATCTATTTCTGTTTTACTATTTAAAAATTCTATTGTGCCAAAGATAAAATCTTCTTTAGCTTCTTTACTTTCAAAACTGCTTGGTATTTTTAACCAATACTGAGTTTTGTCTGTCGTGAAAAACGACCTTAATATTTTGCCAAGTGTTCTCATATTATTTGTTGTCTACGTTCAAATTCATATCGGAGAGCTCTTAAATAATCTAAGTCTCTTCTTGAGTAACTACAATACTTAATTGTATCCTCAGCTTCAATCAGGTGGTCCATTAAATCACCCAATTCCATTTCTCTTAATTCGTCTCTTGTTTTCATTACATTCTTAATTTAATTTGATTATATACTTTGTTTGCTATGTCTTCATATTCTTCATCTTTTAATTCATTACCAAAATCTTCAAATACTCTTGGCATAATCATTTGCTCGGTAATGTAATCTACAATACCATCAGCAAGTTCTATTATTTTTTCTCTTCGGTTCATGTCGATAAAAATAAAGTTATACTCTCATCTCCATCATCCCAAACTTCAATGTTTTCAAAAATCATATCATCATCTTTATCTTCGGGATTATTTAAATTACCTAACAAATGGATATATTTATTCTTGTCTTCTACTTGTTGTAGTTGTTTTATTAAATCTTTTACTATCATTTCTTTTTCTTTTTAAATGTTTCATCAATCAATTGGATGTTTTTCTTTGCTATCCAATCAAAGTCTGCACGATGAAAATATCTGTTCTCATCGTATTTTTTTAAGGTTGCTTTTAAATTTGCTTTTTTCATTGTATTTAATTTTTAATTGTTATTTCAGGTAAACCAAAATCATTATAGTTTATCTGTACATCGAAGTCAAAACCACAATTTGAACATATAAAATTGTCTATATGGTTTGATGCTTTGCAGTAATCACATTTAATTGTTTTCATATTTTCAAATGGTGTATTGGTTTTCCCTCTTTGGTAAATAAATATTCATTTATCCTACAAGTTTCAGATGAAAGCTCATCATCTTGTTCCGTAAAATATTGATACCTCATAACAAGTTCGCCACTTGGTAATTCATGTTCGTATTCAATTGGATATTGGTCTAACCAACATTTTACATTAAATTTTGAATCGTTTGATAGCTCATCAAATTGATAAGCATTTATTTTTATTGTTTCCATTGTATTGTATTTAGTTTTATAATATTAATAATTTTTTTCCAACTGACCAAATCGGTCAATTTAAAAGGGGATTTTACTCCCCTGTTTTATCATACTCAAGATAGTCGAGTTTTTCACAAGACCTCCTTAAAGCAATAGTTAAACATTCTATTAATGCTCTATCACATTCAATAGAATAATCATATTCTTTTTTGTATATACACAAATCAGAATACTTTAATATTTCTTTAATGTAATTTCTTTGAGTGTCATCGAACAATTTATTCCTTTTGTGAATTTCTAATTGTTCTTTTGTTAATTTAATTTTTGTTTCCATGTTTTAAATTTTTAGTTAAACGATATTTCAATGAACTACATTCAATATAGTAATAAATATTCCAACTGACAAATAATGTTAGTAATTTAACAAAATGAATAGTTTTTGTTATAAATATAACATTCTGTTATTTTACAAAATAGCTACCATGAGGTACTGAACGAGTTAATAAGTATTGAACTGAATACCTACTTCCATCAATTGCATGGTTAAAGTTATCCTGTGGAATAGCACCTGAAAGTTTCCAACAATAGTTATTAAATTCACGAATTAAATTGATACTTGAATTGTCAATGACTATTTGATAATCTTGCATTAAACTTATTCCTGTTAAAATACTACCTTTCTTTTTTATTGTCGGTACAATATTTAAACCTTTTACTTTTAATTCAGTCAAAAGTCGTGGCTCACTATTATCAGCTACTATTAAATTCTTGCCACAATATCTAATACATAAATCAAATATCTGACTTGTTGTTAATCCTGTTTTATAAAAATGTTCTTTTAACCAAATAATTTTTCTACCTTTATCAATCGCAACCTCTACTAATGCTGAGGGGTCTACACTAAAACCAAAGTCCAAACCAAATATTGAATCTATTTCCCCATTGAATTTACCTATATTCCAATGAGTAAATATAACACCCTCTGCTCTTTGCAACCAACCACCCATAATTTGATGCTTATATTTCTCAGGTCGCCTAACTTTCATATCTTCTATTTGTGCTACAAATGACTTTGATAAATGCTCTAAGTTATCTAAGTATGTAGTATGGATATAAGTTATATCATTCTTATTGCCATTAAATCCATCAGGAATTCCTCTGTTCTGAAAGAATCGTTGATATATCCAATTTTCTTTTGTTGTAGGGTTTAGAATTAATATACACCTATTCGGCACTTCCCTTGCTCTAATACTAAAATCTATTTTATCAAAACTTTCTTCATCTGTTAATTCTTCTGCTTCATCTAATACAAATGTAGATACTCCTTGAATTGATTTTAGCTTTGCAGTTTGGTCACCACTTGAGGTTCTAATACCAGAAAAGTATATTGAACTGCCTGTTAAATTGTTTATTATTTCTGTTTTAGTTATAGTAAATTGTTCAGCAATACCCATTAATTCAAGCTTCTCAATGAATTCAGGTATAATAGACATACCTGCAGAAGTCATTGTAAAACGAGTGAATAATATTCTATGTCCTTTTTCAAAGGTTAGTAAAACTAAAAAGGTATTGACTGCAAAGGACTTCCCACTTCCTCTACCACCTGTAACAACAAAATATCTATTCTTTGAATTGAATAGAGCTTGATACTTTTTATTTAGATTCAGATTCTTCATCTATCTCTGCTTCAATATCAATAGTATCTTCTTTTTTATCTAAGAAATTAATAACAGGAATATTCACTTCTGTTTTAATATCCATTTCTTTTCTTTCTTTTGGTTTGCCATACTTGTACTCCCAAAGTAATCTCATATGAGGAAAGCTCTCTTTAGACATCTTTGCCAATTCTAACCATGCTTTCTCTTCACTACCAAATACTTTTTTCATACTCTGTAATGCAAAACTACTTAACTTCTTTTCAGTCGCTTTAGGTTTTCTTCCTTGCCCTCTTGAGATGCCTTTTACTGCACCATTGTTTTTACGACCATCTGGTTTTTTTTTGTTTAATTCTTCCATTGTCCTTTACTTATTAATTGTGATATAATTGAATAATTACCTAAGTCCTGAAACGTATCAACTAACGATTCATTATTAGCTTTTCGATTCTTAATGATTAGGTTTTTCCAACGACTTATCTTGTCATTCATTCTAAACCATAATCCAGATAATGCAAACTTCTTACCCTCATCTGTATTTAAGTCAGCTCCTGTACTTATATTACTTATGCCATAATCTAATTGTTTTTTACAGAACAACTCAAATTGTTCTAACATAATAGATTCATAACTCTTGTATAAATTAGGAGATTCTTTTTGTAATAGTTTTCTATATGTATTTTTCATGCTTTAATTTATATATTAATATTTCGATGTCTTGAATTTCTTTTAATAGCTTTGCCATATCTTCTGGAACAATCCTTTCTCTATTATGTAGATTAGAGTTTTTCTTATAAGAACCATTCCTTATTATAAATTGACATAAAGAGTTTTTATAATTAGTATAATACTCAATGTTTTCAATCTCTATATTCAAGAACTCGAAGCGATGACTTGTACTCATTAATTGCTCTTAATATGCCACTACAACACTCATACTCTTCTTGCTCTTCATAGTGTTGTAAAATTATAACCACATCGGTTAGTGTTGTTGTGTGCGTTTGTAAACATAATAAAGTGTCCTCATAACACGCATCCTTGTCTAAATATACCATCTCTCATAAAGTTTCTATAACTAAGTAATCATTTAAGTCAAAATCATTTTTAATATATCTCTCATAAACATTTATAGCCATTTCTACTTTTTGCTCTCCACTATAATAAAAATCCTCACTTACATCAAATATACCAATTTCATTTGTAGGTGTTTTATCAATGGTTATGTATCTAAAGTCTTTATATGATTTGCCAAATAAATTACAATATATGAAACATTGACTATCATAATTATACATCTTTGCACTATACTTGAATTTATTTAAATCACTTGTGCTTTTTAAATCTATTAGTAAACTTCCTAAAGCATCAGCTTTTGCTCTAAATGGATAATCATTCAAGTAATTTATTTCTGGTACTTCAAACTTACAATCAGATATTAAATCTCTGGCATCAGGACAATTATAAAATCTATCTCTCATCTTCAATGCTTTATCTCTATCTCGCATTGTAAATACATCCCACCTTTCAGCTTTGGCAAGTTTATATTGCTTGTTTGCTTTAGTTGCCACATCTAAAAACAAACACTCATTAAATTTATCCTCTTCTAATATACTTGCATGGAATAAGTATCCTTGTGCAAGGGCATCAGATTCAGTAGGTAAATCATCTTGTTTTTTATACTCTCTTGGAGATTTTAGTAATTGGCTTATTGCACTACTAGACAAACATGCCTTAGACAAATAACCATAATAGAATTTATCTTCTATTGCTTTTTCGACAAGTTCGTTTCTGTCCCAAACTTCGCCATCTAATGTTGTAAATAAATCTTTCATTTGCAGTTATAATTATAATTTTGTGAGTAATCTAATTCCCAACAATCGCCTGAGATATAATAATTATACACTTCATTATAACCATTAATACAAACAAAAACATACTTTACATAGTTATCTCCGTATTCTACATGGTAGGGTTCTAGTCTAGGTGCTGAAGGATAGTAATTTAAATCACAATTTTCCTTTGTGCAACTTTGTACGAACATAATTAATAGTAGTAAAATTATTCTCATTGCTTCATTGTTTGAAACAAATTAAATAATAATTAATTAATTATGCAAATCTAATTGAATTTCTTTTTCCAAATATCCATAGCAACCGCATATCTTTGCTTAGGGTCAGGATATTCTATAATCATTTTGGCATTATTCATAAATCTGCCCAAGAAACTTTCTTTTTGCTCGTATCGTTTTGGTTTAAGTAGTGGCATAGCTTAATTGTTTTACTTCGAGGTGTTTTATATCCTCATGTTTAACTTTAATAATTTTATCTTTACGACCCCATTTTTCTCTGGTGTACCATTTTAAATAATCATTTTTACTCGAAGTTGTTTCTTTAAATTGACTTACATAATCTAATA